TGCACCGTCTCCTGCTTCTTCTTTTTCCCCTTGCCGGTCCGCTTCTCCTTCGTCGCCACGGCGTTGGAAGCGTCGATGACCACCTCGCCGCGCACGCCGGCGCGTGTGTCCTGGTAGTGCGCTTTCACGCCGTTGTAATTCTCCCGATCGGCAACGCTGAACGTGTGGGTGTCGCCTGATGCGCGGGTGATGCTGACGGTGGGCAGCGGCAGGCCTGACCCGCTGGTCGGCTCGCCGGCGGGGATGAACAGCAGCGTGCCGTTCTTGACGGTGGCAATGGCGTCGAACTCTTTCGCCAGGCGCGAGAGGAAGTTCGCGTCTGACTCGCCGGTCTGGTCGACGTGGGTGATGACCTGGCCGGCCAGCTTCGTGCCCACCAGCCAGGTGAATTTGTTGCGCAGGGCGATGGCCTGAACGACTTCAGCGACGGTCTTGCCGGCGTAAGAGTCTTCGCGGCGGGTGGTGAGGCCGCCGTCCATGTCGGCGCTGCGGGCGCGAATGACCAGGCGATCCGGCGGGCCGGTGTGCTCCAGCTCGTCGACCTTGTAGGTGCCTTTGTCGACCAGGCCGGCGCCTTCCCAGCCGAGCGAGAGCGACAGGCGTACCCCTTTCTCGGGCAGGTCGAGCTTGCCATCGCTGTCGTCCAGCTCGATGTCCAGCTGGTCTGCCTCGAAGCCGCTGTTGTCGGTCAGCGTCAGCTCGATGAGCCGGCCCTGGAAGCGGCCGGTGATGTCTTTGTCGCCGACCTTGATGCGGTAAGCCGGGCGCGGTGACAGGTCGGCAGCGGTGTTGTCGGTCATTGCAGCAGGCCGGTGGCGACGCTGGCCACCTTGGAGAGCAGGCCGTCATCCACGCGGGTCAACTTGAGGGTGAAGTCGCACGCGCGGGCGGCGCCGTCCTGGAAGAAGTAGGTACGGGTGGTGTCCAGGTTGTTGATGACGTACTGACCGTAGTAGTGGCCGGTGCCCTCGATGAGGGTGTAGGCATCGCCGCTGTCGGCCATCAGTTCCAGCGCGGCGAGGGTCCATTCGCCGCCGGTCAGCTCGGGGAAGAGCTTGCCGGAGAGCGTGATGGTTTCCTCGTCTGGCCCGAGGAACTGGTGCGATGGCCGGCGGCCAACGCGGTTGTTGCCTGGGTGCCGCCAGCCGACCTGGCGTTGAAATTCGGAATAGGGCGCCGTGTCCAGGCTGAACACGAACAGGCCCAGGGCCATCATCATGGTCAGTCCCTGTCTGCAAGGCGCGAGCGCTGGCGGGCGGCTCGCTGGTTTTCGATCTGTCGCAGCTCGTCGCGCACCAGGCGCGCGATGGCCTGCGGGTCTGCGCCGGCGGGCGGGTGGATGTGGATGGAGATGGGCGCGGCTGCAGCCGCCGGCGCCGCGGCTACCGCGCTGGTGGTGAGCGGCGGGCGGGTGTCAAAAGAAATGGGTGCGGCCACTGCTGCCGTGCTGCCGATGGCGATGCCGGCGCCGATGCCGGTCAGCTTGGTGGCCAGGCTGTGCACCGCCTGCAGGGGTGCGTTCTGGCCGTCTTCCAGGCCTTGGGCAAGGCCCGCCATGGTGAAGCCGCCCAGCGTGGCGAAGACGCGGCTTGGGCTGTGGATGCCGAGCTTTTCCTTGAACCACGTGGCGACGCCGTCCGCCAGCTCGCCCACCTTCTGCTTGAGCGCGGCCCAACGCTCCGAGATGCCGTTGAGCAACCCGTCGACCATGGCGCGGCCGGCGTCGAGCAGCTTGTCTTTGGTGGAGGTGAACCAGTCGGCAATGCCGCTGGCCTTCTCTTTGATCCAGTCCCACGCGCGGCCGAAGGCGTCTTTGATGCCCTGCCAGAGCGCGGCGAGCTTGGGGCCGATGGTTTCCCAGTTCTGCCAGATGTAGATGGCGCCGGCGGCGATCAGGGCGATAACGGCCAGCAGCGGGTTGGCGAGTGCGAGGCGGGCCACCCACATCAGTGCCTTGGCGAGGCCGCCCGCGCACTTCATGAGCAGGTTGAAGGCGCCGGCAAACAGGCGCATGACGATGGAGCCGCCCTTTGCGCCGCCTGTGAGCGCGGCCATGATCGTCCGCAGCTTGGCGAGCGGCCACAGCACGGATGCAATGGTGAGCAGGATCGGGCCAATGGTGAGCAGGGTGGCGGCGAGCACACCGACGCCTACGGCCATGGCCTTCGCCACGCCGGGGTTCTCCTGCATGAACTTCGTCACGCGGTCTGCGGCGTCAGCAACCCATTCCAGTGCACGCGCGTAGAGCGGCATGACCTTCTCGCCAATCTCCTTCTGCAGGTCGTGCACCTTGGCGAGCATTTCCAGCTCCTTCCCTTGCGGCAAGCCCTTGGCAGCGGTGTCGAACTGGTCAATGCCGGCGGCGCCCTTGTTCAGCCGCATGTTCTTGTGGATCTGATCGCGCTGGAGGTACATCTGCGACATCAGGTTTGATGCCGTGCGGTTGGAGAAGATGCTGCCGATGGCGTCCAGCACCTGGTCTTTCTCGGTGATGCCTTTTTCCTTGAGGGTCGGGAGCAGCACCTGCTCCAGCCAGGCGAATTGATCCTTGCGGAAGATGTCGGCGGCCTTGAGCGCGCCGGGGTCCATGAAGGAGACCTGGCCGGCTTTGTCTTCCTTGACCTTGCTGCGGTCTGCGATGAGGCCGAAGCGGTCCAGGTTGCCGAGCGTGCGCTTTGTGGTCTTGCCTTGGTAAAGGTTTTGGTACGCGCTCATCATGGCGGTGCCGACGGTGTTGCCGCCCATTTCCTGCACCAGCGGTTCCAGGGTGTAGTAGAAGGCCTCGCTCTCCATGCCCTTGGCCGCCAGGCCGCCGCGCTTGATGACGTTGAGCCATTCGTCGGCCTGCACGCGGCCGCCGGTGGCGGTGATGACGCGTTGAACCATGTCGGCTTGTTTGCGGAATTCCTCCTCGCTGGCCAGGCCGCCGCGCAGCTCGATGACCTTGAGCAAGTCCATGAACATGCGCTCATTGTCCGCACCCTGCGCCTGGCCGAAGACGGCCTTGTTGGCGAACTTCATCTTTGCGAGGGTGGGCAGCACCATTTCTGCATGGTGCGCATCGGCAAACGTGCTCAGGGCGTCGCGCATCAGCTCGGCCTTGTCGACCTGGCTGACGCCGTAGGCCTTCATCTGCTTGGCGAACTCGATGGATTCTTTGGTCGCGGCGTCGCCCAGGCCGAGCGCGCCCATGCGGGTCTTTTCGAGTTCGTAGTGTCTGGATTCGCCCAGGCCTTTCCAGATGGGGGCGGCAGTGGCCACGCCTGCGACTGAGGCGTGGGCGCCGGCGGAGGCCAGGTTGCCGGCGCGTGTGCGCATGCGCTCGGCCGCCTGTTGGCTGGAGGCCATTGCCCGAGCCCGCGCGTTGTGCGCCTTCAGTTGCGCGTCCTGCTTGGCAAGGGCCTGAGTGGCCGCCGTGGTGGCCCGCTGTAGCTGCTCCTGGTACTGCGCCATCGTCATGGAGCCGCGACCGGCCTGCTGGAGCTTTTGGCGCACCTCTGCGAGCTGCGTCTGCTGCGCACGGAGCTTGTTGGTCAGCCGTTCCGATGTGGCGGCCGCCCGCTTGAAGTTCTCGGTGAGCTGCGCACTGGGCGATTTGGCCTTTTGCATTGCCAGCTCCAGCCGCTCCACGCGTTCGCGCGCCTTGCGCATTTCCGCCACGGTCTCGCGGATGCTGCCGCGCAGGCCGTCGAACTGACCCGTCAGGCCCTTGGCGCGCTCCAGCGCTTTGAGCTGGTCACGCGTTGCCTTGACTGTCCGGGCCAGGTCCTTGTTGGTGCCCAGAAGCCGCTGCAGCGGCCGCGTGGCCTTGTCGACAGCCTGCAGCACGACCTCCAGGCGCAGGCGGCGGGCGTCGCTCATTCGCGCGCCTCGCTGCGCTCACGTGCGCGCTCGCGCCACTCCATCAGCTCGGTAATGCTCATCGCGTACAGCTCCTCCAGGCGGAAGCCAAAAATCACTGCAACGTCTGCGGCGGCGTTTTCGACTCGGTCAGGAAGGCTTCGTCCCGATCCTGCTTCGAGAGCAAAAAACCGGTCACTTCGGTGGCGATCTTGACCAAGTCGGCCAGGTCGAGCTTGCTTACGTCTGCGGTGGTGAGCGTTGGGGCGGTGATGCGCGGCAGAACGGTATGCAGGGCGGTCACGTCCATGCGCATGAGGTCCATGAGGCTGACGCCGCGCAGCTCGCCGCTGCCCGGCTTGCGCAGGGTGAGCACGCTGATGACCTGGTCGCCACGCTTGATGGGGGTGTCGAGGGTGATGTTGGTGGTGAGTTGTTCCATGGTGGTGAAGGCCTAGAAGGTGGGAGGGATGCCGGGTGGCGATGCGGTTGGCCGATCAGAGGCCAATGGCTTTGCGCTGTTCTGCCAGGCGGTCGACGCCGAACACGCGCTCGATGAAGTTGACGTGGTCGATTT